TACGATACAAAAAATTATTAGAAAGTGCGACCGAGGTTGTTAACAAGTTAAAAATTCTACCAAGAGAAGATCAGATCAAATGGCGATTCAGTAATAGAAAGCTATTATCTTATAATTATACTGTGTTTGTTGAAAACATCCATAGAAAAGAACAGATGTCAAAGTTTAAAAAACTTCTAATTGATATGTTTAGCTCGAATTGAACACACTGTTTAACTCTGGAAAAATTTCTAAAAAGTTTCTGTTTCGCAATGTGTCATACTTAAGTGTTGTTTTTTTAAATTCTTTCAGCATTTGTTCATCATATTTTGATTTTTTTAAAGATAAAATTATATTTTGTATTTGAGTATTAGTGGCTTGATTAAATGTTGCCTTTGATAAATTATTAATAATATTCGATTTTAATTCATTATTCAAAATAGAAAAACTATAGAACTGAGGGTTTTGTAAATAATATAATATCGGATCAAGATCGTCAATGTTGAATAATTTTGATTCTAAAAGGTGTGTGAAAAATTCAGGGAGCGTACTAACATTAAAACACGATACCACTGTTGTTGTATGTAATTTCACATGCGGAAGTTGTTGTTTAATCAATCGTACATTATCTTGAATTATTTTCCAATCTGTGCCTTCTCTGATATATTCAGCTCTAATTCCCCAGCTATCTAGACTAGCACCAATTTGTATATTAGGAAAGTGTTTCCAAAGAGAGATTATTGATCTGTCTTTATATCTTAAACTACTTAGATTTGTATTATAATTTAATTTTACATTTGTTCTACCTATAGAAATTAAATATTCTAAAATATCATAATGTTTGTCAGTAAGAAGGGGTTCTCCCCCTGCAAAATAAAATTCTTCAATATTTTTAAAATGAGGCAAAAACTGATTATATAGATCGTCGTTGCTGTCGCCGCCTGCAAATATAAAAACTTTTTTATTATGTCCAATACTGTTATCTTCTGTAGCCCAACTAGACGAATAGGTACTACTACAACTCCTACATTTAAAATTACAGATATTACTCCATCGAATGTCAAAGTATTTCAAATTCATCTCAGCAGATCCGTCAGAATTTGTAGTCTCGGTTAGTGGGATATATTTTTTAAACTTGTCTGTAAAGAACTGGCGAGGACTGGTTGCTCCGGATTCTTCAATTTTGTAACAGGCAGAACACTCGTCGCATCTTTCTCCGGCAAGCATTTTTTTTCGTATTGTCCTATATTTTTCACCGTTCCAAACTTCCCTAATAGTTTGAGATTGAATATTACCTAAATGTATATGATGATCCCCAACACAGCAAGGCAATATCGATCCGTCTGGATTGGCATAGATATGTATCCAAGGTAATACACAGAATGTTTTAGACAATGCCGCAGTCATTATAAAAATTTTTTAGTGCTGGAAATGTATCTTTAAAATCTGTTCCTCTCCTGCGATCATATTCCTTAAACCAATTAAACAGGTCTCTACGCCCCTCTTTTATTTTTTCTGGGGTATAGATAGCTGATTCCATGTATTTTACGACTCTTAGAAATTTAACATACTCTAAGTCATTGAATTTACTGCGGTTTTTATCATCTAAATTGGCTAGAATGAAGTCTAGATGGCTTTGCATGTAGGGCATAAATTCAGCCTTAGGTAGAATATTCATATCATACTGCAGGGGTTCTTTCAAGTAAGGTGTATCAAATCGGATACGTTGCCATTTGTTTTGATCAAAACCATTATACTTCTCACGCCATTCTAGTATCTTTTCTAATAGACTTTGAAAGTTAGTCACTGTAAGAATATTAAAAGTTATCATGAATGTAATCGGTAACTGTGTTTTTGTTAGATAGGTATCTAGGTTACGTTCCCAAACTGTTAGATCCAGCCCTGTGCGAATATATTCTGCAGGAGCACCCCATGTATCCATACTGGTAAAAATTTTAAAATCTTTAATAGCACCCTTAGCTAATAATGCATTTACTTTTTCTACTAATCGATCGATTAGTATCGGTTTGACTCCGAAGTTGCTATTAATGTTAAGCTCAAGATTAGGTTTAGGATTATTATCAAGCTCATCTAAAAGTCTCCAAGTTGATTTTTGTAATAGCGGTTCCCCGCCAGTGATACGTAAGATAGTTAAAGTTTTCGAAACTTCTGGCCACCACTGCCACCATGCTTCTACATAAGGATTGATTTCTTCTTCGTAGATTTGAAACCAGTCGATATCGTTGCGATGATTTTCGACCATATCATATGGACCATGATCTTTGATTTCTTTGTAATAACTGCTGCTGTGTTTTGGGTGGCAATATCCGCATTTAAAATTACACTCATTACCAAAACTCACTTCGATGTATTGCGGATTAACATGAGCTAGAGGATTGGTTTTAATAGCTCCTAGTCTTTGTTCTGTAAAGATACTAGCATTGCGTTCATGCCTGTCGCTGATATAATCTTCGCCCAATGCTTCAATGTTCCAACAATAATTACATCCGGAAGGTTTTTCGCCTGCAATCATTTCAGCACGTTGGCTGATTTTTTCTTTGGTATTATGTAATGCACTAGGATCTATTGCAATTTCATCTAGAGGAATTTTATGAGGAGTAGGATGATAACAACTGTGTGTTTCGCCTGTTTGCAAATAGATCGTAGTGTGGTGCCATTTGGCTAGGCAAAATGTGGGAGAGATTTCATTCATTATAGGAATGAACTTTTGTATTCTACTTTTATCGTCCACGTAGTCGTTCCTTGACCTTGGAAAATTCAGATGCTAACCAATCAAAATCGTTTATTAATTTTAATGCCTCAAGATTGTTCTGATTATTTTCACCGTAATGCTTACCGCCCTCGGCTCCTAGAAATGCATAGAACCCAAAAGGCACACCGTCATTAAATTTACACCATGCATCTAATCTCTGTTGTGTTTCTATGTCGTCTTGACGGTCTATGGTTCTGCTGGCTAATTTGCAACATTCTCTGAACGCTGATTTCCAAGTATTGAACGGATCGGTATTGAATGCCGTGACATTACTGATTTCTGGCATGGCTTTAAACCATAACGAAATGCTAGTGGTCATATCTGTCTTAGATACATCCATGGTCTGTGTAAGTTTTTTTGGTAACAATTTAACTCCGCCATATCCGTATTGTAAATCATTTATAGGATTTATGCTGCGCCAAACATGCACACATTCTATATCTTCTTTAGGAACAACATAATCAAAATTGAACGAGTCAACTATTTCTGCATCGCCGTCCACTACCCAAAACATCTTGGTAAAAGAGTTGTTAGCGGCCGCAATATGTGCTTGATGTATGCCTTTGACATCATGCACTCGTTGAGATCTAGGAAATCTAGATTTTAATTTTGCAAAGTTAGCATCCGCATTCGGTTCATTATAACTGATGAAAATAATATCGTACATTATTGTTTGAAATAAGTCAACCCTAAATTTATTGTTTCGTCGTATAGGTCTAAGGTATACTTGCTTTGTTTTGCATCCAACCACGGCCAATCTAAACCTAACTTAGTTCTTAAATGATAACCTAAATCTTGAGCATCGTGTTCTACATCGAAATGCTTAACTTTAGTTTCATAGATTTCTCTCAATACTTCAAAATCTCGAACCTGGACATAGTCCCAGTCTGTGCAATTAGTCATCCATGTTCCCATGCGGGAGCCAAGAATAGCATATATCCCGTTGTCTTCGTGCATCCCAACGGTGCTCCACATTCTCAATCTATGAATATTATGCCACCAAATTCGTTCTCGAATTTCTTGTGACGGAACTCGAACTCCATCTAACAATGTCATCTTGACACCTTCTCGAAATCCTGCTCGCCATGCTTGAAACGGTGAGCCTGTGATGATGCTGTCACTATAAACTCGAGGAAAATTACGATAACCGTCCTCCCAACAAAAATCAACTTGAGCTCTATCGCTGACTGCATTTTCGTGTGTTCGCATGTTCAGAACAAATTTCTTATTCCAAATTTTTATTCCGCCATTACCATAACGTAGTCCATTGATGCTGTTGCGGCCGCACCACCCATATACCTGTATCTTAGGATCTGTCATGTCAAGATCAAGATCAAAAAATTTAGGATCTACAATGTTGTCTGCATCTATAGTTATAAACCAGTCAGTTGATGATAATTCAGCTGCTGCTTTATGTGCATGATCGCTGCCCTTAACTCCATGTACTCGTTTAGCC